CCGGTTGACCCCCAAAACCAATAAACCTCACATTTCCAATTTCGGGGTTTTTCGTGATATTTTAATATTTGCTCTGCCATTTTGACTGATTGATATGATGTGGCCACATTAACTACTTTTCTCATTTTGGGATCTTCTTGAATTAAATCGCGGATAATATCCAAGTCGCTACGCTTTCCTTGTCCAGTTGGTCGAGTACCTCTCTCAACAAAGTCATTTTCTTTGGTGCAATAATTAACATTGTTCACATCAGAACTGAAGCATGGCTTGATGGAAGCACCAAGAAAAAGTTTCCTGACCGCTTTAACTGATCGATCGTTTTTAAATTTAATAAATCCTTGAAGATGTGGAGTACCAGTTGTGGGCGCAATTTCCTTGCCGTACACAACATACTCGCACACTATTTCAGATAACATGATTAATGCATCTTCTGAATAATTGTTCCAAGTGAAGGCATAATTTTGTCTTTTGGTTTCGGTGTCGTTCATGATAATATATATTGACGCCATGTCTTTAAGTAGGTTTAATAATTAATATTTAACATTTTGGAGGAAAAGTAGTGGAGACGAAGTCGGGGGTAATAATGGAGATAAATCTCCCACCCCGACTAATTAACGCTTATTTTAATTAAATATTAAAATAAACACACACACATTCGTACGTCCGCATTTAAGCGTCTTCGTACTGAATATCGATCCAGAATTCTATGTTTGCAGTGAGTTCGGTTGATGTTGTGACGCCACCATTGGCTTTCACCGCTTGATAAAAAAAGAACAAGTTCTTTCCTTGAATAGTTGCAGTACCATCATTAAATTTTAAGTTTTTGTTAATAAATTTTGTAATATCCATTTTTTTAACCACATTCATCTTGAAGTCATTGTTTTGCGCATATTGACCAGCAGCATAACCACCAGTACCATTGTTGGAAGAAAAACCTATTTTGTGTCTCCATCTCTTCTTAATAGTCCAATAATCAGTGTTCACCGTACTGATTAAATCCCGAAGAGAACCCACGGGCGCAGAAGAAGCACTACCAGTTTGAAATAAAAAGGTCAAATCACCAGGAAGAGGAAGAAAACCAGGTAACTGATTTACATGACCAAGAAACATATCCACCTCGACAGGACAAGGTGAATTATTAAAAGCCACATCATAAGCAGTTGGTCTGAGTACATAACTCAACATAAGTTTTTTAACTTTAACAGCATTTCCAATGCGCCCACCTTGAAGAACATTTTGAGGAATTGTCATGTAACCAGTGTATGGAAGCATTGGATACACATTCATGTCAGTACTTTCCAGAATGTTTCCAAATGAAGAGCCTCCATTAACTTGAAGTGTCTTGTTCTCAATGTTTTTGGCGATTGTTTGCTTGACATACTTTTTCACACCAGCAGAAACAGAAGATCTTTTTCCACGTGCAGCAGTTGAGCGTTTGCGGTATGTGCGCTTTGACTTGGGTCGGAAGGTTCGGGGTGCCATATATATTGTGGAACGTGTTTTAATTTGGAAATTCAAACGCGTTAATTAGTCGGGGTGGGAGTTATTCGTCTAGTTCGGGCGGATCCTCGCCGAACTGCCGTACCTCCGTAATTCTCCTTAATAGTTGTTGAATGTCTTCTCGTGTTTCGAATAATATATCTGGTGGGTAACATGATGTGATGAAGATGCGTTTTGCACGAAACTGTCGGGTTCCACCCTTCGTTTCGACCTTGAAGGCGTACCGGTCTAGTAGTCTTAATAGTTCATGAAATTTGCAAAAGTCTTTGCGCATGTCATCAATGATCACATCGGAGTGGCTGTCATATCCATCAAACCATTTTGCAGTTGACATTGCAGTGTAAGTATCATTCGGGTCACACATTTCGTACGCAGTCTCTGACTTGCCAGTACCGGTTGACCCCCAAAACCAATAAACCTCACATTTCCAATTTCGGGGTTTTTCGTGATATTTTAATATTTGCTCTGCCATTTTGACTGATTGATATGATGTGGCCACATTAACTACTTTTC